GTAGTATTTCCGACATGAAGGGCGACAGTCGAACGGCAGAACTTAGAAAGGCTTTGGAGATGGCGATAGGGGATTCCCCGGTCGGCAGCTCAGAGGTAATTACTGAAAGAGTTTTAGAGACTCTTGACCGGCAAAGAGTATTTAGATACCACAACGACGGAGAGGTCAGCCTTCTGTCTACAGCTGGAAGGGTTTTGGTTGCCCTAATGGAAGACTGCACCATGACGCAACGTGCAATATCTGTTTACTTAGATTTATCAGAAACAATGATTGACAAGACAATTAAAAGCCTTATTTCAAGGGGTTTAATTACAAAGACAAAATTACATCGACAAAATATTTATCAGATAAATATAGACGAAGCAATGACACATCCTGACATACAACATTTCTTTGAATGTATATCACTCGCAAAAAACAAAACTAAAGTTGTCAAAGAGCGTGTGACAGATAAAAAACATCTTGAGGTTGTGGAAGAGGCTCCGTTCTAATAGCATTCCGCCAAGATGAATAAGCATGAAGAGTACATAGGCCCAAAGATTTCATTCAGGCACAGCGGAAGTACTTACGTGGTATTGACATTCTTGAAAATGAAAAACTGTCCTGTAAGTGCAAAGCAGATTTCAGAATGTTTTGTTGGTTATTTCAGAAAACCAAGCGACGCTGAAAAATCACTACAGGTGCTTAAGAAAAACGGATGCGCAGAGAAAAATTTATCTGGTAACTGGAATATAACTCAAAAGGGGCGAGACGTCATTCGGTACATTGCTCGTACAAAGCCCGAGTCGGTGCTTATCCGAGGTTTTGGGATGTAAGCCAAGCGGCAAATACATCATCAGTTAAAGGCATAAACCACACTTGAGAAGCGTCTACATTTCTCTTGTCACCAACGAGCGTCCAGCAGATTTCTAAAAACTCTTGCGGAGGACATGTACCAGCATTGCACTCCATGCCAAACCGTCCAACAAACCACCTGACCAAACACCCGTAATCCTCTGTTGCGCCCTCTGAGTCAGGCTTGTTTGGGCATTCTACGTGAAGCACTTCTAGCTCTGCTTTATTTATCTGGAGAGTTAGTTTGTGTCCGTCGTTATGCCAATACTGTTCGGCCATGTTCTTCCTTTGGATAAATTTGTAAAAAGTAGGTCGTCTTCATACAGGAGATGAGAATAAAGTACCATCAATTAAATAACCCGAGGCATAAGAGTTCTCGGGTAGAATGTTTGCACACCTGTCCATGTTTCTAGGCGAATGGCTACATATGTCAATAATTTACAGCAAAGAAGAAATGGAACATGAGCCAATACCTGATGGGGCAATAGCCGCATACAAGAAGTGGTTCGACATGAATGACATGGACTTTGAGATTCAGTGCAGAGATAATAGGTGGTCATGCTCGGCGTGGTTTAGGAACAAGTGGGGCGGAGCTGTAGGAGATACAAAGCCCGTACTAATTGAAGCTATTCACTCATGCTACGTAGATGCGAGGTCTGAGGTAGAGAAACCAACGGTTAGGAAGAGGAACTGGTTCCCCGCCTAGATGAAACCTTTGAGTCCTCGACGTCACCTTTTTTATCAAACTTATTAAATACGTTATTAATCTCAGATATTGAAAGTTTTCCGTCGTCAAGGAAAGCTCTTGACAAGCCCTCAATTACCGTGGCAACTCCAGCAACGCCAGCCATAAGAACCGCCTTCCATATCTGAACTCCAGCTATAGCACCGGCACCAATTACGCCTAATCCAGAAGCAGCAAAAGTGGCAAGTATACGCATGAATATATTTGTGACTAATTCTTTTTTCATAGCCATATCAGGCTCCTTTTCTGCTCTTTTTGGAATCTGAAAATATTCCACGGATTGACATGATTATCCAGCCAAGCAAAATGACAAAGAGAGCAAGTTTTATTCCGTTTAAGGAGTTGCTCCCGGTATCTGGAAGAATCCCGTGCGAGTGTGTTGAGTGGTCATGGACGGTAGTCTTGGGTGATGAAGATATCCCGAGGTCTGGTACTGGAGATGATTCTGTGGTGGTTGTCACTTCTTGTGGCAATGGCGAAGCTAAATATGCCGTTGTTGTTGTTTGAACAACTTCTGGCAGTGTTGTTGTTTGTTGCAGTACGGAGGTTGTTGTACTACTGGTTGATGTTGTAGTTACCAGGGGTGGAACAGTGGTTACTGGAGGATTCCAGCTAACAGTTGCCGAAACAGTTTTAGCCACACCGTTAACCGTTGCGGTAGCCGTGTAGACAGCAGTTCCCTGAGAGTTTGTTCTTACAGTTATTGTTGCTACTCCAGAAGAGTTTGTTGTAGCAGTCAGGGTGCTTCCAGCGTCAGGGCCGCTACTCACAGTTATGGTTACTGTTACTCCAGCCTGAGGGATTCCAGATATCGTCTGAGCGGTAGCGGTTATCGTCAAATCTTCGCCAGCGTTAGGACTTGTTGGACTAATAGCTAGAGTGAATGAACTCGGAAGTGAAACCGAGCCACCGCCTATTGAGACCGCTTTTCTTGTTGACGAAGCAGATGGGTATGGATAGTCAACAAGCGTCTTAAGTGTTCCAACGTTTCCTGTGAAATAACCATGCCAACAGGCAGCTACTTTTTCATTTGTAAGTCCAAAGTCAGCGATGCCGTCAGCGGTAGCATCTGGACCACCATTGCATCCACCGTTATTGTAAGCGGCACTTGGTAGCAGTGCAGTTAGCCAACCATATGAACCCATATTTGCAAATAATCCACCACCAGAGTTAACGAAGTCAGCAATAACTTCAGCATTTGAGGTGAACACCGACTCAACAGCTGTTGGTCTACTCCAGTTGTCTGGAATCCATATAACAGCAGGCTTTAATGTATTTATAGTGGAAAAGAATGTAGTTACTTCCGATACTGAGTTATAAAAATTTACAGTTGGAGCAGTAGTGAATTGACCTAGATACTTTGTGGTTAGAAGAGTGTTCCAGTTGCCTCCACATGAGTTGCTTGTTCCGTTTGCCCCAAGAACAGCAATTGCGCCGCTGTTCTGGTTTGTTGCGCCTTCATGTGTTTTCTTCAGAACTTGAGCAATGTATCCCCAAGTTCCTTCTCCGCCGGAGTGGCAGACAGGGTCCATTCCGTCAAGGACTATTGGTCCACCAGTTCCAGAAGCATTGGCAGCACTGGTTATACAGATAATTTAAACAATTTAAAAGTATTTGTTTTTTTAGTCATTTCCTTCATCTTTTTCGATAACCGACACAGCGCATCTCTTGGAGCAGTAAAGTTCGTTTTTGTACTGTCTAAGAATGCCCTTGCTCGTTTTCCCACCACAAACTGGACAACTATTCATTATTCCTTTTGTCATGCCTATATACATGACAATGTCGCCTTCGTTCTTTTTCTTAACTGGAGTGCTTGAATTGGTTATGTTTTTCTTTGCTGGTTTATTTGCCATTAGACATCACCTTTTGCGTGGTCTCGGATATGTTCATCAACTTTTGCTTCCGTACGTTCGACACCCTTTTCTACCCTGTCAATAGATATGCCAAGCGTCTTGCCGAGATTTTCAATCTTGTCAACAACAAAGTTGTGGTCGGCTTTGTTTTCTTCCCATCTGCCCTTGCTTGAGCGTCTATCTCTCTCAATTAAGGCAATAGAAATACCGCCAAATATGCCAATTAAAGCAACAATTATTGCTTCCATTGGATTACTTTCCTTTAGCGGCTTTTTTGGCTTGGTTAGCCTCGTAGCGGGTTTTTACAGCTTCTGGAGTTGCATCACCGCAAACGTACTGCCAATGCCAGTTTTCAAATTCCGGAGACTTTGGGTCATCACTCTGGAGGTAGAAACCATATTTTGGAGCATTCTCACAAAGCCAGTTAAGTACCTCAGCTTTTGTTACGTTGAGGTCAATCGCCAGACCGAGACCATGATTAGAGCGACCAGGACTGGACGATGGGCTCATCTTTGGCTTTAGGTACCAAGTCTTTCCGTCCCAAGTTCTCGTTACTTGTGGCTTTCTGCCGCCGTCAGTTGTCGAGTAGCGGTCCTTAAACATGGCTAATTGCTGTTCATATGAGCGGTAGTCGCCAATGTTCTGCAGTTTCAAACCAGCTTTTTCGGCATCGTTAAACATTTGGTTGAAGGCGATTCCAGCCCAACGCCAAAACTTTGCTCCATTTACGGAGGTTGTGAGCATTTCTGGGGTTAATTTCCCAGTTTCGTCCTTCATTGAAGCAAGTTCTTTTGGGAGAACCATTTTTTTGTAAGGGTACTTAGGAGGCATTTTAGCTCTTTTCCACAGTTTATTCACAACTTCAAATATTGTACAACAAAAATGAGGCACTAAAATTTAGAAAATATAATTAGTCTCCGGAACCGTCAAAAATTTTGTAGATGTAGTGAACTATGCCACCGGTAATTGTCAAGTAAAGAGCAATTTTTTGGGTATCGCCGGAAAGCGTAATTATCACAATGGTGCTTCCGACTATCGTCCATATCAGGTCGCCAGTTATCTTCCATAGTTTTTTCAGAAATTTCATTTCATCCTCCACGACGCCTTCTAGGCTTCCCACCATCGCTACTTCCCCCAGATGGAGCGCCACCGCCACCACCAGAAGAACCACCACTGCCAGGAGAGCTCGGACCAGATGACGGAGCTGCCGCAGCAGAAACTGCTATTACAGATGATACAACAGTTACAGCAACTACAGTTCTACGTTCGCCAACACTGATGCTTGAGTCTGTTGGCACATAGTTGTCAAAAGCACCATCAAAGACGTTTATCTCTTCTTCAAATGCCTCTTTGATTTCTGTTGGTGCATTTTGCACTGCGTCAACAATTTGTTGTCCCTGTTCGTCAGATAGTTCATCTACTGGTATTTCATTGAATATCTCGGAAGCTGCATCCGTAGAAATGCTTTCAAGTACTTTCTCGCTTGTGGCAAGTTCTGTTGCTTGGTCTTCTGTAATCCCGTTTTCAATGATGCTGTCAACCGCAGACGAAACCTGCTCTTCCGTTACGGAGTCTCCTTCGAGGATTCCAATAACTTCCGTAAATTGCTCAGCAGATAAGTCAGAATCAAGAACCGAGCTGATTGCTGCGTCAAATTGCTCATCGCTGAGTGGCTCATCAAAGATTGTTTCAAGAACAGTAGTAAACTGTTCATCAGTAAGTGGCTTGTCTAGTATGTCCGATATTGCGGAACCAAGTTCTTCTGGGGAAGATACGTCTTGGAGTGCTGAATCAACAGCATCTGCAAGTTCTTCGCTACTTAGGGAGGCTGTGTTTATTTGTTCAATAGCTTCGCTTGCGTCTAGCGGAAGTTCTGGCGAAGTTTCTTGTGTCGGCGTTTCATCTTGGGGGACTGCTTCTGGTTCAGGTATCGAGTCTTGAACTGTAGATTCTGTGGAGTCTCCTTGTCCGACATTTTCCTCCTCAATTATGGGGATAGTCTCTGGGACTGTCTCCATCGTTGTATTTGTTTCTTCTACTGTACTGCTTGTAGTTCCCGTGTCCGGTAAAGGAATTGTTGTAGTTATTTCAGGTTCTTGGGTTACTTCAGTAGTTGTAGTTGTATTTTCGCTTGTAGTGCTTTCTGGTTCTGTTGTTGTAGTTGTTGGTGGAGTTGGGTCAATAACGATTACATCAACATTTATTTCAGGCCCATAGATGCATGGACCTACACCATCACTGGAGAAACAGCTTTCATTTCCAGCTTTAATACCTAAGCGAACAGGGCCAAATCCAGTAGTTCCAGCGAACATATTTTCAGTAAGTGAATAATTAGTTCCTTGGTTAGTCCAAGCTCCCCAACTACCTGACGTAGTTCCGCCAATTTCGTCAAGTTCATAGAACATGACACCATAAGCGTATATATCAACATTGCTTGACGTTGGCGCATCCCAGTCAATGTCAACGCTTCCGTCTGCGTTGGCTGTTGCTACAAGGTTTGTAACAGGATTTAAATATGGAGCAGCAGTTGTTGTGGTTGTGTATTGAGACTCATTGTTCTGAGTGAATGCTTCTGCAGGAACAGTCGAGTAGCCTCCACCTTGATTCCATGCAAGCTCAACCCAGTTTCCTCCGCCATTTTCATAAAACCATAAAGTGATTGGTTTTGGTACGCCAGCAATAAAACCAATTGGTGTACTGGGATTTCCTCCGCCACCCTTGTCTCTCCAGTTATCATCAACTAGAACATCATCAATGTAAAGCTTTGTGCCATCATCAGCGCTTGGATAAAAAGTAATTGTTTCCGTTGTAGGAGAAGTAATGTATCCTTCGTATTTGACTATGTAGTCGTCGTAAAGTCCACAAATGATATTGCCAAAGTCTTGGTTGATATTCAAGTACGAAGTAGTGCATTGAACTGGTCTTCCAGATACGGACGGAAGAGGTGGAGATGCGTTGTATCCAAAGTTATTGTAAATAGTTACAGCAAGTCCTGGTTGAGCATCCGCCCTAACATCATGTGGGTTAATCCAAGCAAGGATAAGTGCAGGCAGAAGTATCCATGCGCCAGGGCGCAATTTTATTTCTTTCCCACCAATTTTCAATTTCTGTCCTCCGACAGAAACAATTTTACATCAGACTATTTATATTGTCTGTAATTAAATATCTCTATCTGGAATATTTCTTTGCTCAACAGGACTTAGTCTTCCTTTATGTTGAACGTTTACGTCTTTTCTTACCCATGTCATTCCGTATGGAGAATCCAGGTTCTCTATGCCAACTCTCATCATTAAGCGTTCCGCCATTGACTGGAATGAAGGGTCGTCGCTCAGATTCAGATATGAGTTATGAAACCATGGAAGGTCGTAAAAAGCCGGAGAGTTAACGAGCAAGCATCCAGCCGTAGTCCAATGCTCTTGAATTGGAGGATTTTCGCTTATTACTTTTCCAGATAAACCATAAGCGCCAACGTTTGCTCCTACAAGTGGCCTGTCTACCTCGAGCATCTTTTCAACTATGTCTACAGTTAGTTCTATATCTGAGTCAACGTATAGCACTGCTTGGTAATTGACTACACCAATATTCTCGGCAGTACAGTCTTCGCCCCAGTGGTGTCCGGACGTAACACGATATCTTTGCGTAAACTCGCGTATAAGATTTCTCCCCGTTTCAATCCTAATCCACCTATTTCCTGACTCAACCTTCGGCTGCATGTCGTTTATTGAGTATGTCCAGTAGTCGCCGTTTAGTTCGCGTAGGGCGTTTATCACTTCGCTAAAAGGCTCAATTCCACGTGCGTCTAGCTCAAATGCTGCAAACCACTACATTTGGGAATTTCTCCGATATTGCTAATCTGTCCTCCAGCCATGTCATGTGTTCCCCAGCATCGCATTTCCACCCTACTAATGGTGTTCCAATTACAAAATGTTTTTGATAATCAATTGGCTTAATCACGTGATGTCCTTTTATTTAAAATTACTGCTGACATAGAGAGTGGGTTATTTAAGTCCCCACGATAAAAAACTTCTAACAATTGAGCATTTCTTGAGATGTATTCTGATTCTTCATTTGTGGCGTAGGTGGAAAGCCATCCGTCGTTTTCAATTTGTTTAAGTAGTTCAAAAGTCGATTTTTCCTCACCTTCCCTATATCCAAGCCACCAAGCATGCAAGTCTTCAATTATGTAAATTTTGCAATATGGGAAGAGAACGGAAAAAGATGTTTCCATTGATTTTGGCGTATGGGCTCCATCGTCAAGAATCACATCGTATTCCTCAGTAATGGAATCAATTATCATTTGGCGATTAGTCTGGTCAACAATTTTTAATTCGCAATTTTCAATTGGTTCGCACTGGTTTATGTCCCAGCCTTCAATAACACATTCGCTGCTCAACCATTCGCGCCACGTTCTGATTGAGTGACCACCCTGAACTCCTATTTCTAAAAATTTTAGTATTTGATTTCTGTCTAAATATCTTTGATAAAAATCCATATACTCGTGATAGGTGGACTTGTCCGTGCCATGTTTCAACCCAATATCGTGCAGCGATAACTCACTCATATGCTGCTTCCAGTTCCTGTACAAAATCAGAACACACGCCGTAATAGTCGTGCAATTTCAGGCCGACCAATCCTTCCCCCCTTTCGGGAAGGACAGATATACAAAGCCTTGAAGCGATTTGACTGCCTGGATAAGCCCAAACAAAACTACGACTAGTTATCGTGTAGGCATCAATATTGTGAAAGAAGCAATGATAACCGGTATTCATAGAATGACCCAATGATTCAAAATCTTTACAGTGAATCCATAAGCTGCTCGAATACATTTGCAGCCATTTATCATCTATTTCATACTGCGGCTCATCGTGACCAAGATACATTTTTCCAAGATGTGTCCTGAGGTCTACCTCAACATCAAAACCTTTTCTGATTGCATCAACTACATAATCTGGTGAATTTTCTAATTCTCTGTTGATTCCGGTCAGATTTCCTCTGTGCGATATGAATCTCATTTTTCAACCTGAACCCATATCCAGTTTTTGTGATTGTCTCCAGGTCCAGTTTCTCTAATGTCTGACTTGTAGTTTTTAAAACCAATTTTATCCACAAGGTCTTCACGCAGGTCTTGCTCATCGGTAATGCTTACATCCGAGTGTCCATTAGTGCTTCCAGCATCGTAGTTGTTGTCGTAATACCCAGCAGTTGGAATTCCATCTTTTCCTCCATAGCCCATTTGAAAACACAGCTTTCCGCCAGGTTTAAGTACCCTAAAGATGTCTTTCATGATGTTAAATCTAATTTCGTGAACACAAATATGCTGAAAGCAAATAACTGCAAAAACAACGTCGTAAGATTCATCTACAACCGCAGAGAGATTGTCTCCACTTGTAACATACAAGTTTGGTTCCTGAATGTTATTTGCGTTAATATTTAGTCGAGCTTTTTCTATATTTACATCAGATATATCAATTCCATCTACTCGCGCAAATCTGTCAGAAAACTTAACTAGGTTTCTTCCAGGCCCACACCCATACTCAATGGCAATGAGTTCGCTAGTTTCAAAGTCTTTAAATAAGAAATTGTCGTAGTCTGTCCAGTTGTTATGGGCATCATACGAGCCGACAACTGGGTCTCTGAATTCAAGTGACCATTTTGACGCATACTCGTCATAGTATGAATTTTGCATATCTAGGTAATCTTTTTTGCTTTTGCTCATTTGTTGTTCTCCAGATAATAGTTAAGGTCTTCAGGTGTTCCTATGCCCCACATTTTTGGCACTTCTTTAATCCTAATTTTTTTACCATCCTGTATTGCTTCGTTAAATACAGGGCATACATAAAATTCATTATTGGTACGGATGTTTTTTTCAATCATCTGATTTGCATATTTGACATAATCTGAACCGTGTTTCCAGTAGTAAATGCCAACAGTGGCGTTATCTGAGATTGGGTTTTTTTCTGCTACTTCATTCACGAGACCATCATCGCCGAGCTTTGCATAAGACCACTTCGGATGAGTTGCCTTGAATGTAAGGATTCCACCGTCAACCCCTTCTGCGCCAAATGCATAGAGGCACTCATTACTATCCCAATCAACTATCTGGTCGGAGTTTGCCATAAGCAATGGCTCGTCGTTATCTATCAAGCCAGATGCAAGCAGCGTTGTGCACGCAGCTCCTTCTGTCATTCCGTCAACTAGAACAATGTCACATCCTGGCTTTATTAGCCCGAGAACTTGTTTGAGATTATATTTCTCATAATGTTCTTTTTGAACCAAGAAAATAAAGTGAGCATCAACATTAAGGTTCTCAACAACCACCTGAATCATTGGCTTCCCGTTGACTTCAATTAGTGGTTTTGGAAATGTATATCCAGCCTGTGCAAATCTAGAGCCAGCACCAGCCATTGGTATCAAAACGTTCATTTTTTCATTTCTCCATGCAACAGGTTTCTTGCCCCTGTTTTCTATTTCTTCAACAAAGCGCATTAATCGCTCTTTATTCAAATCGCTAGCATTCTTAATTGCGTGCAGATTTGCCCCAGAACTTAGCGCACCCTCCCTGCCTATATGTGAATCTTCAATAATTATGGTATTTGCAGGGCTTACGTCCGATAAAACCATGCATTGCCAATACATTTCTGGATGTGGCTTATGGTTTCTGACATCTTCATTACTCATGATGTAGCTGACATACTTTAGTACGCCGATTGCATCTAGGGCAGTAATGACGGTTTCCCTTATTGCGTTTGACGCAACGGCAATTTTCCACCCCTTTTCCTTGAGGGTTTGCATTATGTCTATAGCAACATAGTTTTTAGGGAAACCAGAAAGTATTTTAAGGGTTGCTTTTTGTTTATCTTCCCAGACTTGTTGATGAAAGGAACCAGGAAGTCCTTTTTCCTCGGTAAGCATTCTTAGCTTCGTTGTTGTTCCTAGTCCGTCATACTTAGATAGATGTTCTTCTTGTGAAATAACGTATTTTGGGTCTACTCTGCTAAGCGCGATATTAAGAGAATCATAGTGAACCTCTCTTGATTCAATTAGTACTCCGTCAAGGTCGAAAATAACAAGAAAATTATTTTTCATCTGGATTCTGCCCTGCGTGTCTATGCCACTTATTGTGACGAACAATGCTGTTTTTATTACACTTCATTACATACTTGTCTCTAATACGAAGTGACCACTCAACATCTTCTGCTTCGTTCCATCCAAAAGACTCGTCAAGCGGCTCCTCTAGCATTACGTGTTTCTTGACAATAAAGAATCCACCAGATACGTACATGTATTGAGTTTGTGACCAGTCGTCATAATCTAGGGACCATGCTCTGCCGTGTCCGGGCTTGTCCCATAGTGACCAATCCATTGGATTGCGTGCACCAGTAATCAAATACTGCGGACAGGAGCAGATATCCCAATCTGTTCCAAAAGACTTAAAATTTACATACCAGTCTTTGTCAAAAACATGGTAGTCGTGCATGATTACCATGTTTTCATACATGGCCAAATTAGCTATTATATTTTTTTTCTTAGTAATCCATAAAGCTTTTTGCGACTCATCAAAGTCAATTAATTTAACTTGTGGGTAATCAACAGAGAAGTCACCCCTATTCCCTCCAATTATTAATATTTCAAATTCTGGTATGTGCAAAGAAATTATATTGTCAATAATGTTTTTTAAACGTTCACAATCTTGGTAGCCAGTTACTATCCCAAACGTCCACTGAATGTCCATACAAATTAAATACTTTGCTCTAATATGAAACGCATTGTTGCTTCCCAGTTGTCGCCCTGTGCTTCAATAGAGAATTGTTTGACAAGCTCTAGATTTTCCTGTGATTCATCGCGTCGCATTTTGCGGTTGCGGAGTTCGTCAAAGTGATACATCCACTCTTCTGGCGTATTTGCTATTCGCCCAATTCCTGCATCGAATAGGAATTTGTACTCAGGAGATGGCGAAGCAACAAAAGGAATGCCAGCAGCTACATACTCTAGGCCCTTTATGTAGGACTTTGCTTGATTGAACTTGATATCACGAAGGGGAACTATCCCTATGTCTATCTTTTCAAAAAGCTTTGGGTAGTCGGATATTGGCGCTAGGTTCATCGTGCTTACGCGATTTTCGTCAATCATCAATTGCGAAGCGGCTGTAGGTGCGTTGGTTGTGTGTCCAGAATGATGAAAATCAAAATTATTAGCAATGAGATAGTTATTCAAAAATCCAGATAATTCTTCTAGGTCGCCAGAGCGCCAAGGCGTAGCTCCAACCCATCCAATTGTTGTTTTTCTGTAATTATTCATCATGTGGTTTTTGCGGCGATACCTATTAAGGTCTATGGCGTTTCGCACTAGGAATACATTTTTATGTATTTTTGAGTAATAATCAAACAAAAACTGAGTTGAGCAGATAACAGCAAAAGATTTTCTAATAATCTCAGCATATATTTCTCTGTTGTTGTCTGGGCTATTATTTGGGTCGGTAGTATCAAATGCCCGATTAGTTGGTGCCAGCCCGTCAAAAAAGTCATCTACGTCAACGACGACTTTCTGACCAAGCTCCGCAGCTCTATCCATATTCGCAAGAACATCCCGGTGCATAACCAACTTCATGACAATTATGTCCCAGCCATGAATAGCTTTATTTGCGCCTGTGACCATGCCAAATCCATCTTTTTCGTTATATCCGGGGATGCCAACCCCACATACCCAGTCCCTTTTTTCAAGTTCAGTTCCTGGTAACACACATCTATACCAAGCACAACCATTTGGCTGAAGTGGGTCGGTGCCCCATGCCCAGTCTGTTGTCAGGTAACCAATGGTTGGCCGCTTTGTTCGTCCTAAATCAACGCCTACTGATTTAAAGCTATTATCATTAATAATTGTCCTCTGTACGATGACATCGTTGGGAACATAAGTTCCTGGATGGTTGAACGGCAAGGTTCTGGGCATAAATCCTCTTATTGTTTACAGAAATAAAAATCAGATAATCAGAGTCTACACATTGCTTTACACCGCAAAGAGGACTTTGCAAATTTGTTAATTTAAAGATTTCATCATTGTTGTCGTTATTTATCTAAGACTTCAATGTTTTAGGGTGTTAAGTAATCTAAAATCTTTTATAAGCGAAGAGGAGCTTTGTCAATGATTGCTGGGAGCTACAACTTATTCATAGAACAGGGTGCAACTTTTACAAGATTAATTGAGATTGAATACCCAGACCCTGATGATGTAACAATAATGCTCCCGTATGACCTAAGTGGATTCAGCGCAAGTATGCATATTAGGAGAACAATTGACTCCGCGAATACATTGGTAGTGCTCAATAACTCCAACGGAAGAATAGAAATTCAACCTGGAGGAGTGGAAAATGCTATTAGGCTCAATTTGAGTGCATCAGTCACATCCGATATTACGTCTGACGGCGTTTACGACCTTGAAATAACTGACATAAATGGAAATGTTCAGAGAATACTCAAGGGTTCGGTTACTCTATCTCAGCAGGTAACTAGATGAGTAATGTTCCAAATAACGTAATTATTACTGAAGATACGCCGAATACAGTAATAATAAATCAAGATGCGCCAAATCAGGTGGTAGTTCGACTTGGTGGGTCGGCTGGCAACACAAGGCGGCACGTCCATACGCAATCTAGCCCATCTACGCTATGGACCATAACTCACTCTCTTGGCGGAAAACCATCGGTAATGGTTGTAGATACTGCAGATACGGTAGTCATTGGTGAGGTAAAATATGTCAGTAGCACGCAGATAACTGTGGAGTTTACGGCAGCGTTTTCTGGGTACGCCTATCTCACATAAGGCAGGATAGATGGCAACTAAATTTGTAACGAATCTCGACCTCAATCAAAATCAGTTACTTAAAACTCGTTTTGAGGCTCTATCTACCGACCCCAATAGTGGCCTTTTTGAGGGCTGGGTTTACTATAACACCACATCTGACACGCTGCGGATATATGCCAATGGCGTTTGGCGTACATTTCTTGCTGGAATCTCTGCCGCTGGTTCGGCCTCGACTGCCTTAACCGTAAACGAATCAGGGGGTCTCGTAACCCTCACGCCAAACCTTGCCACATCCTCTACTGCTGGAGTTATGTCGTCAACGGATAAGGCAAAACTTGACGATGCCACATCTGAAGCTACCGCAAGTAAGTTAGTAATCAGAGATGGCTCAGGCAATATTAAGGTTGCTGCCCCTACGGACGATGCCCATGCTGCAACAAAGGGATACGTCGACGCTGCTCGTTCGGGCTTGGATGTAAAGGCTTCCGTAAGAGTTGCTACGACCGCACCTGTTCTCCTTGCCTCTGGTCTAGAGAATGGTGACACGCTTGACGGGGTGACGCTCGCCACGGGTGACAGAGTCCTTGTTTACAACCAACGACACAGTTACTCTTGGAACAACAGCGCTGACGTTTGCTCAATTTTCTGGCGCTGGCCAGATAACTGCTGGGGACGGCCTAACAAAGACCGGGAATACAATCAATGCTGTTGGGACGGCTGACAGAATTACCGTTAACTCAGATTCCATTGATATTGCATCAACATATGCTGGTCAAAACACAATTACCACTCTCGGAACAGTAACTACAGGAACTTGGCAATCAACAGACATTGGTATTGCTTACGGTGGTACGAACGCCTCAACCGAGGCTGACGCAAGAACAAACCTTGCCGCTGGTGGCACTCAGGGTTCTGGAGTCTCTGCTCCAACACTTTCTAGAAAAGTATCAAAGACAATAGGTGATGCTTCAAACACCTCATTTACCATTCAGCATGGTTTTGGAACACGCGAAGTGATGATTCAGGTCTACGATGCCGCAACATACGACACTGTTATTGCAGACACGGTAAGAACTGACACGAACAACGTCACCGTTGCGTTCTCGTCAGCGCCTTCTAGCAATGCTTATGTTGTAGTTGTAATAGGGTAAAAGTAGTTAGCCCTGAGGGGCCATAAAGGAAAGCGATTGAGGTCGTGACGAGATTTGTTGGAACCCCACTTAGGGGGACTGAATTTAGTGCCCCAAGTGATGAGGCAATCTCGGCACGTGTTGCTGGCGATACTATCCCCAGATTCAGAATAGATGCTGGTGGGCGCATAACGTGGGGTGACGGAACCGCTGCTGGAGACATAAAACTTTATAGAGCAACAACTGGGGCAATAGTTACAGATGGTTACTTTTCTGCTAGTGGTGGCTTACAGACATCAGTAG